GGTGATGGCTGAAGAGGACGCGGTAACACCGCAGGCGGTGGAGCCGTAAACAACTCCCTGTGGCTGACCCGATCCGGTGCCGGTGGTGAAGTACTGGTTCAAAATCCTACCAACCCTCTGTCCGAGTAAATTCGCCAAAAGCTGTTCGATCGGTACTCCTGAATCCTGCATCAATTCGATGGGAACGGGAATCTGCTTCGATGAGAACTTGTAAGCCTTCAGTGTTGTTGAACCGAATGTGACATCCTGGCTCGCCGCCTGAGTGTTGATGCCCAGCAGTTCACCCTTGTTCGATGTGTCGTTAACGGTTGGCCACGGAAGGTCAGCACCCGAAGGGGTAGACATCACGTTGGCAAAATCCCACATCGACACGTAAGGCAGCATGGCGATCTCGATTTGGTTCATGAACCCCTGAGGGATTAGGTAACCACCTCCGGTCGTGGTAACGGTTTGCGCCCTCTCCTCCTTGCGGCTTTCAAGGATTGCACGGTTCTTTGGATCCATGTGGTTGATGCCCCTCATGATGTAATCACGGAAGGCACGGGTTTCTGCCTCGTCTTTTTTCGCCGGGTCTTTCTCGCCCAGTTCATGTTCGCGGTAATCGTTCCTCTGCTCCAGTTCAGCTTCGAGGTTCTCCATGCGCTCCTGCCTGTCGGCCTGCACCTTCAACCCCTCTGCCTCATTGTCAAGGGCCGCCCACCTCTGTTCTTCTTCGGCGTTCATACCCCTGTTTTCGCTTTTAGCCTTTTCCATGATACTTTTCATCTCATTGATAAGGCCGCCACGCTTTGCTCTCAACTCTGTCGTTTTCATTTTAATCTGCGTTTAGGTTTAACAATTGTTTAATCTGCCCTCTATGAAAAGGCTTTACTGTATTTCCATCATCCTGATGTGCTTCTCCTTCATGGAGAAATCAACCGGCTGCCTGGATTGTTCGATTTCTTTCTTGTGGTCCTGCATCGACCTGAGTGCCACATCTGTGGTTGGGTATGCCGGGAAGGTTACCGGGGAGACATCGTACAGCTTCTCGAACTCCGTGATCCTGCGAAGCACATCGCCGTTCTCGAAATCCGTCCACTCCACCTTCTTCACCCTGAACGCGAATGACATCTGACTCACATCACCCCTCTTCATCGATTCACGTAAGTCGTCGGCGTAGGTGGTCTTGGGAAAACTCCACCTCACGATACCGCCTTTATCATCCTTGTCGATGGTAGCGGTTGGCTCCGGTTTCGCTTTGGTGCGTGCCAGTATCTTGTTCTCATCGTGGTTGAAGAGAACCCTCACGTCATCATCCATCACGTTATCCAATGCCGTTGAAGCGATCTCCTCGTAATACCCCGGCATGATTTGCACCCTCTCGTCGAACACCAGGAAGTGTCCCTCCGCTTCCGCAGGTTTTTCGCCTTCACCTGACCGGTACTCGATTTCGGTATTGAAAATCCTTATCTCCTTATCCATTGCCTTGCGTGTTGTTTAATGAATCCACCGGAACCATGTTGGCCGGTATGTAGAACTTGTCACCATCAGGACCGATGTCGTTCTGTCCCTCGTACTTCCTTATCTCGTTAGGGGTGATGGATGCCGAATAGAATCTTTCCTTCAGGTAGTTGGCACGGCTGGCGGCATCTGCCCTCAACAAACCATCGATGTTGAACTTCACCACGTACTTGCCCTTTTCTGCATCGGTGAAAATCTTGCGGTTCAGTTCCTGCTCCCAACGGATCACCCACGGCAAGATGCTGTACTGCACGAACTCGATTGCTTGCTGCTCGATGTTGCTGAAGCTGGCCTTTTCCAAGTCGTTGATGAGGTGGGCGGGAACTCTGAATATCCTCGCTATCTCCGATACCTGGAACTTGCGGGTGAGGATGAATTGAGCCTGCTCCGGTGGTATGCCGATGGGGGTGTACTTCATCCCTTCCTCGAACACCTGTATCTTGTGGCGGTTGCCACTACCCGTGAACTTCTTCTTGATGGATTCGATGATGTTCTTCTGCGCTGGATCAGATAACTTGCCGGGGTATTCAACGATACCACCGAACGATGCCCCGTTGGCGAAGAACTCTCCACCGAATTTCTGCAATGCTATACCCAAGCCTATGGCTTCCTTCGCCACCTCTATGGGTGAGTAACCCTTCAACCCATCGAACGACAACCCCGGAACGTGCAGCATATCCCTCGCCGGTATCAGCTTGCTGATGCCATCGACCTTGTAGAATATGCCGTTCTTCTTCTTTTCGGGTGTAACCATGCTTGGATGGAACTGCTCGAACTCCACCGGTAGCCCGTCATACTTGCGGATGATGAGAGCGTAGGCGTTACCATTCAAGGTCACGTTGGCCTGCATGGTTTCGCGGAAGGTGAAAGAAGTGTCGTAGGGTGATGGTTCGTCGTGGATGAGCCGGTACAGCTTGTGATCGGGAACAATGTTCAGGTTACCCTTGGCATCGTACATGCACACGTGAGCGGGTAGCATTGCGATGGTTTCAGATAACAGCCTCACGGCAGACCATACTGCTGATAAGGTGAGTGCGCTTTCCTCGTCAACCGTTTCACCAGAAGATGAGGAACGTGACATGCCGCCGAGGATCCATTTGATCACGTTCTGAATGGAACTCTGACCTTGAATCTCCGACCTTCTCTCGCTGCCCCAGTTGATGGAAAAACCGCCCATGTGGTATCGTTATGGACGGCAAAGATATACCCCACTTTTCCATGGGGCGGTGTAACAATGTTACATTTGAGCTGTAATAAAGTTACATTTTATTCTATGAGGTTGTTAATATTGTACCATGTACAGAATGTCATAACGGCTTTATCTGTTCCGTTGTAATCAATTTCTTTGAATAAACATTTACCTTCAACTACAACGCCATTATATAAACCTTGAAATTGTATGTCGGTTCTTTTTAACAATGAATTAAAACCAACTGACAATTGTCTACCTTCAGGATTATTAATAATCAAGGTAATTGTACTTTCAATCATTCTATTCCCTTTGTATGTACTCATCTTGCATTCCGGTGTCCTATGAAATACTTGACCACCCATTTTAAAAGCTACATCTTGCAGGCATATATCAATAGGTTGTGGATCTAAATCTTGTTGATTTAATGTAAATGAAATCACTCTTTTTTTCATATTAAACAATTTATTATGTATTCTTAACCTCTTCTAATATCTCTCTATTTACATCATCACGTTCATTTTGCATCATCAAAAACTCATCCATTGTCAATAAAGAAAGGTAGCAAGGGTATTCACCTAATGAGCCCGGTGAGCCTTCATCTACATCTTGCACATAGCTACCATAATAGGACTCAATCAATACATCTGTTCCGTCTGTAAACTTTATCCACAAATATGATTCATCGCAATACCCTTTCGGTCGCATCAGTTTTGCCTCTGCTATAGTTTTACCCACGATGTTTTCTAATCGTTCTGTTTTCATACGCTTATCTTTAAAAGCAAATATATCAAATTTGTAAATAAGTTGGTTCAAACAGATGCTCCTTCTTCCACGTTTGCAAACCTGATCCCTCACCACCATCCGTCCATGCACCCATGAGCAGGTACTTCAATTGCGGCAATGTATGGCACCAGGACAACACGCCAACTTGCAGGCGGGTCATCACCCCCTCGTTGAGATGATCCCCGTGACCGATGACCCACGAGTACATGACGATATCACCTGCCAAGTGCAGGATGGCGTAGGCAAGCAGCTTCTTGTTCGTCACCACCTCGCCCTGCTTGTACCCATCGATGGATTTAAACACACCGAAGCAGTTGTTGGTGGAATGGATAAGGCAAGGCTTCGCTTCCGGTTGGTAGTACTTCTTAGGGAAACCACCCCGCTCCTCCACGCTTTTCAGGTAGTGCGCCTTCATCTTGCCACCTGCACGCACCTCCTTCGATGTGTTGATTTCCACAATATCGGGTACGAATGTCCTGTAATCGAAGGCTTCAAAGGTGTAACTTTCTGACCTCTTCATCATGCGGTGGCGGCGGCGGTTCATTTTTTCGATGTACCCATCCCGGTACTTATCCAGTTCGAGGACGGCGCACACCTTCTCACCCGGTTGATTGATGCCGATGTGCTTATCCAATCCCTTGAAAATGTAGGCGATGGTTTCCTCGCACTGGGAGTGGGGCATGGTGTTGATAATGATTGTCATTTTGGCATGGTTAATTCTTCTCCGGTTAAAGAGAAGTAAAGGTTTTGCAACTGGTGGATAAAATAAATATTCGTTAACTCAAAATCATCATTTTCGGTTTCTACCCTTAATTTTTGAAAATGATAATCATAATAAAATCCAAAATTTGGATTCAAGTTAAAGCCCATTTCATGCTCTTCTGATTTACCAAATCCAAGTTTAGCGAGCCATTCTATAGTTATTGGGATTGGGTGTATATCTTCGATCTTATTGCCCTTTGGATACCACTCCATTGATTTAAAAACATTCGAGTTTTCATCAAATGCAGTCATTCCGACAATCTGATAATCTCCGTAAATTTTAGAGTTAACCCAATTACCTAATCTTAATTCACTTGCTTTCATGTTTGTTATTTTATTCCCACCACTGGGGGTGAATGTTGATTTGCAAAACGAATTTATCCGCGTCCTTGTAAAGTTTCTCGAACTCGAACGGCACGCCGTTCCATTTGTTGGAACTATCGGAAAGGTAGCCATCCCGGTACACCCTCATGGCATCGTACTCCAGGGAGAAATCATTCAGGCTGAACGTGGGGAACGGAGCCATCGGCTTGTTGAACTCGCTCCACAACCTCCATGAATCGATGTTGTGTTCAGCCCCGTAGGAAGAGCCGTGTGGCGAAGTGCCACGAACCTCCAACCCTTCCCGGCGCATCCTTGATAGTGGCCGTTCAATCAGGTCCCTCACATCGATGGAATGAAGGATGTGCGCCTGAACCAACACGCACTGGTGCCATGCTACCTCGTGACACATCGATTGTATCTCTCGCAGTATGTCGAAGGTGCCAGGAATGTCCCAGTAATCGGAGTAGTTCAGGGCAAAGTAGGTAGATTTGATACCCATCTCCGCTTCTATCCTCGCCATTTGCAAGGCATTCATGGGCTTGCCATCGATGTCGTGGCGCAGGTAAACGGCCTTATCCCTCACGTTGGGATCTGATGGGAAGAAGGTATAGCCATCGAACATGGCGAGGAACTGCTTGTAGTCGTAGCCTCTGAATTTCATTGAATAATTTTTGTAACGTGCCAGTAAGCACCGCCAAGATGATCGCTCCTTTTCACCAATTCACCGGGAGGAAGCGTTAACCCGTTATCGATGTTCACCTGCACCACGCCGATGATCAGGTGCATGGTAGTGATTTTCTTCAAATCCTCGTACCTTGCCCATAGTTTGAAATCCATGTTCGTCCATTGGTCGCACACCACCACATCAAACTTCCTTCCCTGCTCCATGCATCGACTGATGAACTCGAAGGCATCGCATATCATACCGGAATAGTCATACTTCGCGGCAGTCTCAACCAGTTTATTCACATCGGTATCCACGAGCAGAACCCTCTTTATGCCGGCAGCGTGCAGGTACTTCACATCCTGCTCACCGTGGAATGCAGCGCAGAACAAACTTGCCGCCGTGCTGGCTCCAATCAATGCGTGTTCGGGAAAGTTGCTCATGATAGTACCTCCTTGAACTCGCACACCACATCCTCGTACTTCACCGGCTTCGCCTTCTCCAAGGTTGAAAGGTGAATGAAATGGTTGATGCTCACGTTGCACTTCACCCCGGTCGTGTACACCTTCCAATCGGTATGGATGACCTCCGTCTTTATGCCGAACTTCTGCAACCTCATCAGGCTGGCCGTATCCATCCCGTGGTTGATGTTCTTCGGGTAAAGGTCTATCATGTGCTTTTCCTTCAGCCTTTTAATCACATCCGACCTTATCATCCTCAACACGCCAACGGGAAACTTGTCGTTGTACAAGTCCAGGTAATAGGCTTCAGCCGTTTCCCTTTGAATGATGTAGCATGAATCGATGCCCCACATCATCGTCCTCGCCACGAGGTGAGGCCGGTATTCGTCCCAAATCTTCGTGCTCACCAAATCATCCGACCCCATGTTCATGATGTAGTCGGGGTTGAACTTTTTCAAGGCGTACCTGATTCCCGCGTTGAGCTTGTTGCTAACCGGCAGGTTGGGGTGAGATACCACGGTGAAGCCGTTAGCGTGGGCAACCTCAACCAGTTCCTTGTAATCCGGATCGCCGGGAGAGACGATGGCCACGTAATTTATCATCAAATCGGATGGTGAACGATCGATGAAATGCCGTATCGATTTACAATGCAGGGAGACCACCTCTACCCTTCGCCACCACGGGCATACTATCGTTACTTTAGTTTTCACCATCTTTCTTCCTTTTTAAATAATTAGACATGTTCACCCTGAACGAATTGTAGTTGGCGTACTTGCGTTTTCCGAACGTGCCCTGGTACAGGCGTTCAACGGCGTTGTACGCTCCCTCCATGTTTCCGGGGTACTCGTTGAGCATCTCCCAAAACTTGTCGATGAACCCTGGTACCGTCAGCAGCTTCTGCGTGTTCGGGTCGATGGTTGTTTTTTCTTCTTGCATGTTCATGATTATATGGTTATTATTCCCCTTGATTCGTAGATGGATGCACCACCCTTGCCATTGTTCGTGAGGTAATCGCCGTAAGCCATCACCAGTGCCACGGCCCCGTCAACCTTCTCGGTGCTTTTTTTCTTGTTGATCTTGTAGTTGTCGTTGGCATCTCGCTGTATCATGACATTGGACACCTGCCAACGCATCACGGGATTGCCCGTGTGAACGATCTTCTCCTGGTAGATGAGTTTCTCCACCTCCTTCGTGGGTGCGCTCATTACGCTCATCCCCTGACCGAATGGCATGCAGGTGAACCCATCCTCCAACAACTTTGGAATGAATTGCGAGGTGTTCCAACTATCGTATGATATGGATACCATGTTCACACTTTCTCTTAACTTCAGCAGCGTTTGCCTCACGTACTCGTAATCGGTAACCTCACCCGGCGTTTCGATGATATACCCCTCCTTTATCCATTGATCGTAGTTTACGCCATCCTTCTTCGTTCTCTGCCTCGCTGATAATTCAGGCACGAAGAAATAAGGGTAGATGTAGAATTTGTCATCCTTCGGGAAAAGCAGCATGAGGCAGGTTGTATCCTTGGTTGATGCGAGGTCCAACCCAACGTGGCAGTTGAGCCCTTTCAAATCTTCAAAGTTGAAATGTACCATCGACTTCATCCACAACTCATCGGGGATCCACCTCGTATCGGAGGAAGTCCACTGGTTGAGTTGCAGCCTGCGGAAGGTGTTCTCGTAGCCGGCCTCCTTCGTTGCCCTCTGCGCTTCCTCCTGCACGTACTCCTTGCGCAAGCTGACACCGTAGTTAGGGTTGGCCTTCGCCCAGGTTGCTTCCTCGTTTATATCGTCGTCTTCATCGGCCTCGTAAATCACGGGCAGGAATGTCTCATCCTCGATGATCTCTGCCTTCACCTTCTTGGCGTACTGGTAAATCTCGTAGCAGATGGACTGCCTGTCGAAGCCAGCGGTGGTGAATGCAACGATGAGCGGTTGCTTACGGGCACCTGTTGCCGTGGTCATTACATCCCAAAGCTCCCTATTGGGTTGGGTGTGCAACTCATCGAAGATGATGCCGTGGGCGTTGTGGCCGTGCTGCCTCCTTACATCGGAAGATATTACCTTGTAGGATGATGCGGTTTTCTTGTAGGTGATGGCATTCTGATAGATTTCCAAGCGGTTCATCAACTCCTGGTTGTTCAGCACCATGGTCTTCGCCACATCGTGAACGATACCCGCCTGCTTGCGGTCAGATGCCACGGAATATACCTCGGCTCCAAGTTCCGAATCAGCACAAAGCAAGTATAATGCTATCGGTGCGCCAAGGGTTGACTTACCATTCTTCCTTGGTACGAATACGAATACCCGTTTGTAGCGGCGCAACCCATCGCTCCTTCTCTTCCACCCGAACATCGGCTTCACGATTTCCTCTTTCTGCCATGCCGACAACTTTAACGATTTACCAGCGTGCTCACCTTTCACATGGGTGCAGTATTTTTCTATCCAATCCACGGCTCGGTTGGCTGCTGATTTATCGAAGAAATATGTGAAGTCTTTGGCTGTCATTTCTGCGTGTTACATTCAGGTTTGGTTGTATAGCCGCTACGATGTAGGGGCTATAAGTACATTAGCTGCTATTTGATTGGTAGTTCGTTTCCTGTTAATGAATGCCAGAGGTTCTGCAAGTCATGCAGGTAATATAATTTTCTACCGATCCATCCATCGTCC